TTCAACCTGAACAACAATGGTATTATAGAAACTTGCAAATCTATAACAACTATGCAAATATAACTAAAGATAAATTGATGGAATATATCGATTCAATTAGACCATCAATTGGAGATAAAAATAGAAAATTAACATAATGGTAAATATACTTTGGTGTACAATTAGACCAGCACAATTTAAACACTTTCACCAGAAATGGATGGAAAGTGCAGATAATAAAGAAAATATAAGAACTATCGTTGCAGTAAACTGGGAAGAACATAAAGAGTTTTTAAAAGATTATCCAGTTGAAGTTATTGTTGTTAAAACAGATAAAATAGGAGTTTGTTATCCATCATATGTTCTAAGTTCTAATTTAGAATGTGAAAATGAATCTGATATAGTAGTTTTTGCATCAGATGACTTTTTACCACCAAATAGTTGGGACACTTATCTTATAAATAAACTCAAAGACAATGATGGATGTATATTTGTACCAGATGGTTATCAATTAGAAGACTCTTCTAATATGATTGATCCTTGTATAACAATTCCTCTTATGAATTATGGTTGTTTGAAAAAACTAAACAAAGTAATTTATCATCCAGCATATAATCACATGTTTTCGGATAATGAGCTTTTCCTAAACTGTAAAGAGTTAGGACTTTTAGTAAATGGTTATCACGACGGAATTCAATTTTTACACGTTCACCACTCTACGGGACTAAGAAAACCAGACCAAGCGGATCAACAATACCATTCAAAGTGGCAAGCGGATCAACAAACTTGGAATAAAAGAAAATTACTTCCTTTAGAAGAAAGATTAAAAGTTAGTTTATAAATGAATAGAGATATTAAAAATGAAATTAAATACTTATGTAATTTCTCAGAGAAACAACATAATGGTTCAGTCGCTACTATATCTTATTTAGATTATGTAGAAGAAAATACACTTGAAGACCAATTAAAAGCAAAAGCACAAAATCGTGAATTAGTTATTGATATAATGACTGGTGAAAAAGAAGATTCTGCCTGGGATAATAGAGTTGATTTACCAAAAATTGATGAAAGTTCAATACCAGTTATAGGAGTAAAGATATTTTCTATGAGAGTACAAGCAACGCGTTTTACATCATATGAAGATTTACATACAGATTTAATAAACTATATGGAAAACTTTACACAAGGACAACCTGTTTTAAAAAATGGAATGCCATCATTTGATTTAACTCTAACTAATGATCCTGATAAAACAGATAAAGAAAACTACGGATATAGTCAAAGAAAAATTATATCTAAATTAGTTATGTGTGGAAATTATATCGCAATGACAAATAGACGTGGTCCAGGAACTACTATATTAGCACATCCAGAAACTATATCAAAATATTTTGATGTAGATAAACAACTTGTTAGAGCACAAACTTATACTTTAATTGAATCTGAATTAGTTTCAAAAGATAAGTTCATTGTTTTAAGAGCAGATTTGTCAGGAACTAATGAAGACGGACTTTTTGTAGTGAAATCACTAGATGAAGATAAATACTTTATGAAAGAAACACCAAACTTTAAAAATAAAATAATGTGGTTCTATGTAAAATAGAAAAACCTCTCAATTTGAGAGGTTTTTTAATTCATAGACTGAACTCTAACTTTATCATATTTTAAAAGAAGTTTATACATTCGTTCCCATTCATCATTAGGATTCTCAACAACTTTTTGAGACCATTGATTATTGTTAAAATACTCTACAATCATACCAACTTTGAAATCATCCTTACTTTTTGGTATCCAGTATCTTTTAGATTCAACAAAAGAGAATGAAAGTCCTCTATATAAATAAGAGATATTGTCAGAATCAGTATTAAACATATTTATTTCCAATAACTTCTCAGCACCGGTTCTGTAGATTCTTCTTGGTGATTTCTCACCTTTATATTTAATAATTGCAGATTCTTGATGAAAGTGATTTAGTAAAAAAATAACATCTTTTCTTAAAGTATCATTATCTACATCACTATATCCCATAGCAGAATTATCAAAAGATTCCTTATAATAAGTCTGCAAAGGAAGTATCTGATAATCTTTAGCATAAAGAACTGATGTCATATCATCTAAACCGTCAGATGATAATATAAGATAGGATATATTTGGATTTTCTAAATTCACAAATTATATATTATTTTTTAGATTCTGTAATAAGAAATATACTTACTAAATCTTTTTTTGGAAGTCTTTTAACTTCTGAAAAATATTCAATCGCTTGTTCAATTGAATAACATTGAGTTTTGATAATAATCTCTTTTGATTTTCTCGTTCTTAGGTAAAATGTTTTCATATCTTATATATTATTTTTAGTTTATGTTAAACTCTCTTTTTAATTCTATTTCAAAAATTTGATTAACTTCGTCACGATATTTTTTAGGAATAATGATACTATCGTGTATTGTTATCAATTTTATCTCTGGATAAAATCTCATTACTTTTTTTATCACAGTATTAAAAATTAAATTTGATTCTGCTTTTTGGAGATCGTAAGCCAAAACTCGGTAATCACCATTTTCTTTTTTATATGTTTTTATAAATTGATGTATTGTTGGAAATAATTTTTTAAATTGTTTATCTACCTTACTCGAACCAATATTTCTACCAAAAAGAACTTTATAGGTCATTTCTTTAACTTTCTTTTTGTCAGTTTCTCCTAATTGACTCATAACATATTGATAATATGTACCAGTAATTGTTAGATGTCTAAATAATTCAAACTCTCTTTGATCAACCATATTAGTATCTATTAATTTAGTTAGAAAAAGAGGTTGACTATTTTGTATATCAATCTCACAAGTTTCCTCATCATCTATTAGTAAACAATTCTTTCTAATAAATGATTTCAAAATAGTATAGTTAGTGTGCATTCTACCATAAGCATCAAAATGATAAAATATGTGTTTATCGTTTATACAATCAACCGAGTAAATATTTCTATTATAAATGTCTATATCTTGGTGTTTTAAAGAGTCTAAGAAGAATATTGCTCTATCATACTCAATTTTAACACTAAACAAATCAGAAACTAATTTCTCTTTTACCAAAGGTTCAATTAAACTTGATTTAGAAGTATCATCAATATGTATCATATCAATAAACTTATGTTTATACTTCTTTAACAGTACCCGATCAAAATTCTTATATCTTTTTATTTTTTCAACAAATATATTCTCATCTAAAGCATAAATTCGTGAAGTAACACCGTTTTGGTAGTTTGTTTTTAGAACCAAAGTACCATTACTCACTAAATAGTTTATGTAATAGTTATAAAGATAACCATACTTATCTTTTAAGATAGTTGCATTTAATGCAAATCTATTTTCTTTCTTAAAATAATACTTTAAAATTAAATTATGTACTATATCAATTAGATAGTTTGTTTTAAGTTTAACACCATCAAATTCTAATGACTTTATAGTCGATATTCCATACAAACATTCTGGTAAAAATTGAAGTGAGAATAATTTCGAATCTATACGTTTTGCTACGTTTTCAGAGGTATCTAAGTTAATAATTGTGTTTTCAATATACATATTTTTTATATCAAAATTAACAAGTATGTTTCCTTAAATTTTCAATTTTTTTCTTTCTATTTTGTTTTTTGGTTGCAATTCTAAGAAGTTTTTCTAGTTCTGCCTCAACATCAAGATTATGAAAAGAATTTAGATCTTTTACTAACTCTACAGACCAATCACATTTAATTTTTCTTGACTTTGTTTCAACATTAACTGTTGTCATTTTTAAATTTATTTCGTTCATTGTATTTTATATTTTACAGAAAAACCTACTATTTAGTAGGTTCTTGTTTTGAGGAAATTGGTTCAAAACCACCTTTTCCTTTTTTCTTTTTATCATTTGATACTCCTTTTTCAAACTCAGAGTAAACATCTGGATAAACTTGACCTTCTCCATCAACATCATATTGAATATCAAAGAAATCACCAAAGTCTAATAACCCTGCTCTTGTTAATTCAATTTCACTTACTCGCTTTAAGTAAGTTCCAATGTGATCATCTATATCATCAATAAACTTATTGAATAATTTTACTGTATTATCAGTGAATATACCAATAGCTTTCTTTCTTTTCTTACTAAATGAACCTAAGATAACTTTAAAGATATATTCTAATTTTTCAGATTCTGATAAATATTCTTTAGTTACTTTATTTTTAATTAACTCAGTATTAATTTTAAATTTGTCTTTATCAAAGAAATCAGGTACTACAAAATCAAAGTCCAATAAGTCTTGTTTTACTTCTCCAATATAAATATTGTAAAGTTTACAAATTAAATAAATATAAATCTCATCTTTTGTTTGTCCTTTTAACTTCAAGTCTGCTAAATCAACTGATTGACAAAAGTTTAAGAAATTTATTAAAATCAAAGTGTAGATCTCAACAAACTCAGTATCATTATTCTCACTTAGTCTTGAATATAATGGATTTAGTAACTCAAATGACATATCACTATCACTACTTCTTATAATAAGTTTCTCAATATTCTTTTGGAAGTCTTCATCCATTAAGAATGATCCATCCGAAAGTGGATTTAAAATTTTATAAAAGAAAAATGCAAATGATTTTTCTCCGAAAATATATTCTAAATCTTCTTCACTTGTATTTAAAAAGTATTTGATTGCCTCAATCATTTTATCAGTTAATTTGCCCTGAAAAATTACAGGTATAATCTCAACATCAAATAATCTAGCATACTCATCTAATTCCTCTAAAAAAAACTCATACTTACCTGACTTGTTTATAGCAGTTAAAACTAAGTTATTTTTAGGAACTCTTGAATATTGAATATTTGCAGGTTGTTCGTCTGGAAAATACTCAAAACAAAACCACCATTTTTTATTTAATAAACTTTTAACTCTATTATCTAAAGAGTTAAAGTAATTAATTGCAGGGTTATAATAATTCTGCATTGCCAAATCGATAAGATTGATTGGCTCACTTGAAATAGACTTTGTTTTAATTATGAATTCTTTACCATTCCAATTAACCCAAATCTTACTTCCTTGAATATCTTCTATAATAGATATCTCTTGACTAAATAAAGAGTTTAATACTTCTTCATTATTAATACCATTTAAGGTAACTAATTTACTCATAACTTGATTTCTGTTTTTTTATCAATTTATTATATATTGTAATTATTGTTTCTCTTGTAAAAAAACAATCATTTTTTCTAGGTTTTCTTTGTTAAATCCATTTAATGGACCACCACCTGATTTTAAATAATCTTGATACAATTGATTATACTCATCCATTGTATAAAAATTACCATCTAAATCACTATAAAGTACTGAAGTATCATCAGAACTTATAGTATTATTACCTAATTCTGTAGTACCAAATCCAGTACCCATTTCTTTTCCTACTAATTCTGTACCACTTACCTCATTTATAAAGTCATTAAACCTTCTAATCATCATTACCGTGACTTATTTTTTCATAATACTCACCTTGTTCCTGAAGTGAATACTTATTCGATTTTTGATTATAAATTAAATTATACAAAAATCTATCCTCTAATTTATATGTTTCATTTCCTCTCATAAGTATATTACAATAATCATCTGTATGAGTATTATCTATAGCTATAATTGGTAAACCAATTTTACCATTTCTATCGTGTAAATCACATATTACTGATTTACCACTATCAATTAAAGTTTTAACTCTCTCACAAGTTGTATTCTTAGATAAATACATATGGTCTTTATATTCTTCAGTTTTGTGATTATACAATTCCAAGAATCTTTTTTCTCTATCAGAAAGTGACTTCTTTTTAGAAATTTTATCCAAAATACGATTGGCCTCAATTTCTTTAAGAGATTCACCGAGAATATAGTACTTCAAAGTCTTTTTTAGTCCCATTTCCATACGATTTATTTTATAAGTTATATATTATTTTTTATTATAGTAAAAAATAGATAAAATGTTAAAAGGATTAAGATTTTTAATATATACTTCTATGGATAAACAGTTATTAGATGCTTTAAATAATCTATCACAATCACTTGAAATGATTGCACAAGCCCTTGATAAAAAGGGTAATAGCAATACCACAACTACAAATGCGTTACAAAGCGGTGACTTTTCTAAACAATTAACTGAAATAAATGTTAGCTTAAAATCTATTAAAGCAGATACAACAAAGATTCTTGCTCAACAGAATACGATTCTTTCAATGCAAAAAAAGAAAGAAAATGATAAGAAAACTGGACTTTTCGAAGAATCAGGTGAAGATGAAAAAAAACAAAGTCAAATTAAAAAAGGAGTCACCACAATTTTATTAATTGCAGTGGCAGTATTAGCAATTGGTCTAGCATTTAAACTAGTTGGTAAGATAGACTTCTTATCAGTAGTTGGTTTAAGTTTAGCCGTAGTCTTAATGGCAATTGCATTTGAAAAAATAGCAAAACTAAATCTATCCATAAAAGAAGCATTTAACGCATCATTAGTTATTGTAATGATGGCAGTTGCGGTTACAATAGCTTCTTGGATAATGGCATTTATAGAACCAATAGGATTTACTCAATTATTGACCGCGGTTTTAATCGCAGCAATGTTTGCAGTACTTTCAAATTACTTAGAGAATATATTCATCGCATCAATTATATTTGGAAAACTAAATGTTAGTCCATTCCAGTTAGTAAAGTCTTTAGTTGCCATATCACTAGCAATTACTGCGTCTTCCTTTATACTGGCATTTATTAAACCAATGACACTCGGACAATCAATTACTGCTATATTAATAGCCGCAATGTTTGCAGTAATTTCATATAGTTTACATAAAATCGCATTAGGAGTAGTTTTATTTCAATCTCTTAATATAAGTACATTCGAGTTAGTAAAAGTTTTAGTTGGTATCGCACTAGCAATTACTGCGTCTTCCTTTATACTGGCGTTTATTAAACCAATGTCATTTGGACAAGCGATAACGGGTATCCTAATTGCGGCAATGTTTGCAATTATTGCTTTTAATATGGATAAAATCGCAATTGGTGTTGTTGCATTTAAAAGGACTGGTGTTAAAGCAACAGATTTATTATTAGTTTTAGTTGGTATCGCAGCAGCAATTACTGTATCATCCTGGATTCTATCATATGTACAACCTATCGGATTTTGGCAGTTCTTAACAGTATTAGGAATTGCACTAGTTTTTGCTTTAATGTCATATTTTATGGATAAACTTGCAATTGGTATTGTAGCAATTGAAAAATTCCTAGGAAAAGGTAAGATATATTTAATTCCATTAGTATTAGTTGCAATAGCCACAGCAATAGCATTATCATCTATAATATTACAAAACACTGCAGATCTATCATTTATGTTAATTCTTAAAATACTCTTACTTGGAGCAACTTTAGCGATCGTAACACTACTAATGACACCAGCGGTTATGCTTATGGGTAAAATGCCTATAGCAGACTTAGCACTTGGTGTAGTAGGAGTTATACTAATTGCAGGAGCGATTGCAATTTCTTCACATATATTAGCACTAGGAAATTATGATAAATATCCTGATTGGAAATGGGCACTTGGGGTTGGATTATCACTTATTGCATTTGGTGGTGCGGCATTAGTACTAGGTGCCATAATAATGGAAACAGGTGGATTAGGATTAGCCGCATTAGCAATTGGTGCAGTGGCAGTCATGTTAGTGGCAGGTACTATTGTAGCAACTTCACACATTCTTGGTTTAGGTAAATACGATAAATTTCCATCTTATGAATGGTCATTCAGTGTAGGACTAAGTATGACTGCATTTGGACTAGCAATGGGAGGACTTGGTACATTTATATTAGGTACTCTTGGATTAGGAATGATTGCATTAAAAGCAGGAGGAGAAGCTGTCTTACTAATAGCACAAACCATAGTTGATACCTCATTCGTTCTAAGAAAAGGTAATTATACAGGAGGACCTACTAAAAAATGGGCAGAAGGTATAGCACTAGCATTAGGTGCTTTTTCTCCAGTTTATGCTATGTTAGTGGCCAATAAAATAATGAGTTTATTTGGTGGAGGGGTTGGACCAGAAGATTTTGCAAAAGCAATAAGAACTGTATCTCAAGGTATTGTAGATGCAGCAACATACTTTGCAGGAGTAAAAGTAGCATTTAAAAATGGACCAACAAAAGAATGGGCAGAGGGTGTTGGTACTGCAATTAGTGCGTTCTCACCAGTATATGCGGCCCTTATGGATACTGGTTTCTTTGGATCTAATGTTTCAGCAGAAGACATGAAGAGTGCGATACTTACTATATCAGATGGTATAATAGCAGCAGCGGATAAGTTTGGTACAAATATTGCAAAATTTGATTTAACAAAAGTTCCTTCTAAAGAATGGGGTGAGAATGTTGGAGCTTCGTTACAAGCATTTGCACCAATATTTGAATTTATGAAAGGTAGTGGTTTTTGGAAATCTAATAAAAGTGCAGTTAATGACATGGTTTATGGAATAGGTGCCATATCAATTGCAATTGTTGGAGTAGCACAACTATTTGCAATGGTTGATAAATCAGTTTGGAACTCATATCCAACTCAAAAATGGATTGATGGAGTTAACTCTTCAATAACTGGGTTTATAGATATAAGTAAAATTGCAGCAGATGCAAAATTAAATCAAGTTCTAAAAACTAATATAATTGCCTTATCAATGTTAGGTGTTGCAAAAACTTTAGCTTCAGGTAGTAAATACTTCTCTAAAACTATTGATCCTAATTATATGAGTAATGTATCTAAAAATGTATTAGACTATGTAAATTTAGCAAATAGTATAACTGGAATGGGTGTGTTAAGTGGAATTAAATCTTTAGTTGGTATGGATCCTATTTCACAGGCAGCACGTGGAATGATTAAAATAGCAGGTGCATATGATAAATTGGCAGTTGCTTTAAAGAAATTTGGTGGTGCACTACAATCAATTGATGGTACTAAGGTTAATTTAATAAGAAGACTAACTGGAAATCTAGCAGTTCTGGCAGCATTAAACCAAAACGCATTTGAAGATATGATGCAAACACTTGAAGATAAAGCAAGTGTATTTAGTAAACTATTAGATGTTGATAACGAAAAAGATAAGAGACCATCAGTTGGAGATAAAAAGGCAGGTGCAGTAGCTACAAAAGCAGGTACTGCCAAACCTGGATCAAAATATGGTGATACTCAACAACAACTTGATGTGATTATAAAATTATTATCCAATATAAATCAATCAACAAGTGGTATTGATGAATATATTGAGGCTAAAGGTAGAAGTTCGGCAAATGCCGAGCAAAGTAGTCAATAAACTTTTTGAAAAAAAGTAATATAAATATTTATGAATAAAATATCATTTTTTAAAAAATTAAAACTATTTTTAAACTACAAAAGAATAGTTAAACAAAATAAGATAGAACTTGAAAGATCTTTAAATATCAGAGTCGATAATGCACAAAGATTGTACACAGTTTTAAATGTTCCAGAAGAGTTAATTGGGGAAGCTTATTCACTAAAAAAATCGGATATTGATAGAATATCAGAAACTTATATCAGAGAGTATGTATTTGAAGTTTCAAAACTTTTAAACTCAAAAGGATTAATGGAACTTTTTAGAACTTATGAGATTAAAAAAGTAGATAAATACTCTTATTTAATTGTAATTGGGTTTTCACTACTTGAGACACCTAAACTTTATAACAATCTTTATTATAAATTTATACCAAGTATAGTAATTCTAAGTACTATAGCTTATTTTTTATTCAGATAAGTAAAACTTTTTCACATTATTTTTTATAATATAAAAATATAAAATATAATATGGATAATTTTTATGAGCTATCGGAAGATACTGTAAATGATTTTTTTGATGTTTTTAATAAAAAAACATTTCCGGTACAAATTGACTTCCAATTTATCGGAGTAAAAAAACAAAAACAACTTATTAAAATCGCTAAGATTGCAGATGATTACGCATTTGTTCTTAAAAAAGATTTGAAAGTTACTATCAATGAAGATTTAATGGATGCATTTGATGAAGAATCAAGAACAATTCTAATTGAACAAGAAATTGATAAAATCAACATGAATTTAGAAAGTGGTAAAATTAAATTAATAGGAACCGACTTTAATACATTCTCTTCAATCGTAGTAAAATACGGAGTTGAAAAAGTTAGTAGAGCTAACCAAGTTGAAGCACTTTTTGTTGAACAAAAAGAAGACCAAGATAACGATTTCATCGTATAAAAATAATTAAATAAATATGTCGGATATACAAACAAACGTAGTTAAACCAAGTGTTATTTTCACTGAAAATGATATTGACTACAGAAATATAAATGAAGAATTTGAAAATAACTTAGATACTAAATATCAAGCAGTATTAGACTTTACTAAAAATAACAATGGTGAAGGGAAAACAGATTTAGAAAAAGATACTCTTTACAAAGATGCACAACAACTTTGGGCAGATTACACAAATTCTCTAAAATCAACAAGATATAACTTTAACTTAAATAGATCACAATGGAAATATTTAAGTGATTTAATTCAAGGTAAATTAGAATATGATATTAATACTGTATTTATTGCAATTGAATTAACAGAAGTATTAGGAACAATGAGAGAAGATAGTAAAATTTTTAATAATGATACTGATTCATTTGCATTTTTAGTAAATGCAACAGAAATAACTTATATCTATCACTTAATCGCAGAACATAAAGTAAAAGGATTGACTAAAGATACTTATACTTTCTCAGAAATTCTTAAAAGGATTGGTGCAGTTAGTAAAGTTTTCAACTACTATGATACAATTGGTAAAAACTTAGCCGCAGATATTCAAGACTGGGTTGCTTGTTTTGATGAAAATGTTACAATGGAACAACCTAAACAACAATTAGAGATTGACTTTGAAGAAGTAAAATAATAAAAACCCTTAGAGAAATCTAAGGGTTTTATTTTTTAAGGTAATTCAATTGCCACAATATTTAACCCAGGATTAAAAGTCAGATTCTTTTTAGGTTGAACAGTTGGTTGAATAGTATTCAATATAATCGGTTCAAATGGTCCAACTGGTTCAATATCTCGATAAGGTAAAGCTAAGTCTTTTAAACCTCTTATTTCATAGTTCTTCTTATCATTATAAACACATCCATACCCATTATCAGAAATAACCTCTACAGTTACAAATGGATCAATATTTGAATCTAATGTAAAATTAAATGGTAATAAATTATCACCGGATCTAAACTCTGAAATAGTTTGAACTGGTGACCAATCAATCTCTTTCCATTTAGTAAGTTTATCCCAATTAAAAGTATCAACAAAAGGAGTAACAGTTGATACAGTTGCACCTTTAGTAAAAACATAAGTATCTCTATTATAAGTCACAAGACTTGTTAAATCATAAGTATCACCAGAAACCCAAGGAGTAACCAATTCATACTCTCTTGGAGAATTAATTTTATTTGACGAAGTTGCAGATTCATATAACTTACCATAATATGTTACTCTATCACCTAAATCATAAGTATTAAATGGTGCCCATTCCTTATAAGTTTTATAAGTTCTAATTTTAACAGTAAAGTAGTCAGGTAAAACCAATGATTTTCCATTAAATGGTTTTGGTGGCACAACTAATCCAGTTTTTGTTTTATCTGCACCAACATCTGGTATAATAGTATAAAAATCTAAAACACAATTATAAACAGTCGAACCACTATTTACTGGCATAAGATAAGCCTCGTTCAATTTAAACGTAATAGGAGTCATATTATCATAAATATTAACAATTCTTAAATCATGTAATCTATGTTGTATCTGATTACCACCTACAAAATAAACATTACCAGTTATATCAAGTATTTTATGTGTTAAAGGAATAATATTTTTCTTTAACCAATATTTCAAACCTTGTAATTTTATAATAATCTCATCTAATGAATAATTTAGAATATTATTTCCTTCTTTATCAGTAATAAAATAACTTAAATTAAATAAATTAGTTTCTTCAAAGTTATCATTTGGCATCGTATGTTTAATAAAGTCATTCTCAGTCCAACCTTCAACAGTATTATCAAAAATATCCGGTATTTCAACCTTAAATAACTTTAAGAAGTTTGTGGCCGCAGGATCTATATTTCTATAATACTCATTTAACTGTAAATCATTATAACCAAAGAAATTAATTGCATTTATAATTGATTTATAAGATCCAATATAAGGATAAATTAGATGTTTCATCATCAACATTTCCTTTCTTTTCTTGTTAAGATATAACCAATCTATACCACCCTCTTCTATATCATATTGCTTAAATATAAACACATCATCCGGTGCAATTAGTTTACCAACATTACCCAATTCAATCTTAAATCTAATATCTTCTTCTTCCGTTTGACCATATGTGAAAAATCTACCAATTTCTTTATCCCTAACCTTAATACTAAAATCTAAATATGTTGTTTGGCCGGCTTTTGGATAATCCGTAATTACAGAAGATTCAGTATCTATAACATCATTATTAATATTAAAGAAATCCACTACTATTTGACCACTATAAACTTCTCTAATTTTTAGTATTGTACCATTATTATTAGAGATATATTGATTTTTTATATTTTGACTATCTTTAAGATAAATAACAATATGTTGACCTGGTTTCAAACCTTGATCAGTAAATGATGCAGTTGAGTATTGACCCAATGAAATCAAACCTCTTTTATCAGGACCATTTATATCTAATGTTTGTAAATAAACTTGGTTAAACTCTGAAGAGTTGATAGTAAAGAAAATATCCTCTTTCTTATATAATTGAAGTAATGAACGTAATGCACCTTCATTATCTGATCTAAATCCTATAAATAGTTGTAAAGGTTCAACATCTGTTGAAATATCAAGTTCATCATCAATATAACTTAATGGATACTCAATTTTATCAAATATTGTTTGTTGATATTCCGGAAGTGAAACTTTACTAATATCTTTATTTGATTTTTTATTTAAAACAACTGTAGGTAACGGAGTTTGACCAACATAAGAATATGATCCAGTTGTTGTTCTAGATAATTGATCTCCAGAGAAATCATACATAAAGAATTGAGGAATATTATCAGAGAACCATTTAAAATAATACTCAACACGGAAATCAGTATTAAAGTTTTCTCTAGGTCTTCTAAAGTAATCTCTAGTTTTTAACCACATATCATCTCTTTCTTTAAATGAAGGATGTAATGTACCATACATATTATCTACAATAACCTCAGTTACAATTGTTTCGGTTGTTACTTCATTCTTTATCTCAACTAAGATCTCAACTAATTGATTAAGTGATGGTTGTAAAACCCAAATCGATTTTCTATCTGCATTGTAACATAATTTTGTAGTTGGTGCAATTAAAGTATTCATATAAACTAATTGATTAGTAATCGAATCAACAACAATAACAGAATTAGTATTTTGTGATGAAATATAAATAGCACCATCATATTGATTTAAAGCCATATATCCATGATTAGCAATATTAACACTATTAACTATTGTGTCATCTAAACCTAATCTCTTAATCTGATTAGAAGAATCAGATATATTCATATCTCCAGTTAAATTATTAAAGATAATATCATTAAATGACTGTGTTGTAACGGATATAGTATTAACAACACCATTGTCTATTTTATATAAGTTAGAAGATCCATAAACATATATAGATTCATTTACTGGTTCATATACAATGGTATCAATTGCACCAGCAACACTATAAGATGTTTGTAAAGTTCTATTTGAACCATTAACTCTTAATATATTATTAACAGTCACAACATACATATCTTGTTCAAACTCATTAAAAGCCATTTTACCAGTACTACCAAATGAAGATGTTATAGAAACATCATAAACTCCATTAAATGTGGTAGAATAAAAGATATGTACTTCAGATAAATTACTATAAGTAATATAAACATCACCATTGATAGGATTTATTTGTAAATCAACTGCGTCAGAGCTTAAAGAAAATGATGTAAGTAAAAGATATGTAGAAGGATCAACTATCCAAACAATATTTTTAGATAAACAATAAACATAGTTGTTTACTGGATTATATTCCATCTTAATACTATCCGCATTACCATTTAACTCAATTTCTATTAAGTAATTACCGGTATAAGAATCATGAACTACTAAATTATCACCGTATGATAAAATTGTATTTGATAATTGAATATATTTAATATCTACTAAATTAGTAGTAGAAGCATAATCTGTTATTTGATAAGTATTTGGATAAAAAACAATATTAAACTGAGTGTCATTAAATTGATATTGATTAAATTGACCACCAACACCAGTAGAACTAATTGCACCACAACCTGTTTGACCGAATCCTAAATTAAATGCAATAGTAACAAAAGGCGATTTATCACATATTGTATTATTATAATCCCAAAAAGGTCCCTCATAACTTAAATTAAGAACCAACGGATCTAAGTATTGAATATTATACTCAACATTCATCAATGGCCAATTTGTATTATTTATTGAAAATACCATACCAGTTGCAAATCCTTCTTGTTCAAATGAATATGATGATGTTGCAGAAAGTATAACTTCATTAGAAGTAACTAAACCACCATGATTTCCTTTCATCTTTTTAGTTATCACATAATCAGATAAACCAGGTAAATTAACTTTACCAGTCGTGATAGTATAATCAAAAGCAACATCTGTTTGTTTAACATCAAATTTTAAAACACTATTGATATTTGTAACAATAAAACCATATTCTAATAAATCAGTTGCATATAAATCAATCCAAGATTGTAATGTTTTTGGAACGTCGGCCTTTCTTTGTAAATCATTAGCATCAACTTCAAATACAATAGATGACGTACCATTTATACCACCAAATTCTAAACTAAATGTCGAACCTATTGAATATCCAATATTACCAACTGATGAAAGTACAATTGATGATACCTTTCCATCAATACCAACAGATATATTTGCAGTATCACCTGTACTAAATATTGTACTATATGTTCCAGCAGTCGCACCAATAACTTCACTATTAAGTGGTAATAAATTAGCATTTATATTTAATACATAAAAGTTTGATGTTTGTATAATATGATCTTTATTATTTATCTTTATATTCAAAGAAGGTCCTAAATCATTAAAGAGTACTCTTGAGTGTTCAATAAAGTAATTTGCAGTCGTACCAACTAATACATCACTTATATCAAGTGGAACGTTAGGATATTCAGTTTTAACAATAATTGAATTATAAAACAATGAATTGATAGGTAAACCTGAGTTTGGTACATATGTATAAGACAATTCAACATCAAGTCCTAATTTATATAAAGTAAGATAATTTCTTGTTAACCAATTTCTAAGTGTTTTATCAATAGTTCTAGGCATATCTAAACCAATACCAGTATAAACATATGATATTTCTTCTTCATAAACTTGTTTGTTTATAATTAGTTTCAATCCATACTCATCTAAATCAGTAAAAACTATACTGTATTTAAAGTTCTCTGAGTAATCATAATTGAATTCCGTAGTAAGTGTTTCATTTACTTCTAAAAGTCTCTCAAAAGCTCTATATTCAGTTCCTAAAGATGTTGAGGCATCAACTTGAGTATGATAAAAGTTAACTTTAGCATATCTACTTGGATAAACTAAGTCTGCTTTTAAATATCCTTTATCATAATAAAGATCAACATTAAATATACTTAAATCTGTTTTATATTTTTCTGCAGCAGATGCCAATGTCACAGCAGCAGATTGAGTATATCCAAAATCATAGTAATACTTTTCTTTAGTTAAATAAAGTTGAGCAAAAAGTAAAGGTTCAACAGTTGTAGTTTCATTTACTTTAATATAAGTTGGATTAGACCAGTGAGTGGTATCTACATTAGGAGTTAAATATTTAGTAGTATCATCAGTATAACTATGTGTATAACCTAAAATACATTGATATAATTTACCTTGAAAGTATATTTGATCGTCTAACTCATAATGTTTAGTAGTATAAATTGATTCAAAATCATAAATATCCGCAACTGTTAAAAAGTTTTCATTAAGAACTGAACCAACTATTTTAAACTCTTGTCCTGATCTTAATAACCTTGGATAATGTATATAATCATTTACTAATATTCTATTATCACCAGTTATATTCAAACCACCATCATATAATTTAGGTAAATCCGTACCTAAAACAACTTCAATGATTATATTAGAATCTACTGGTAAAACTGTCTGACTAACCGAATATTCAAAATGCATAATATCAGTAATTTCAGGACCCTTAATAGTATAAGTACCATCATTAGATTTACTGTTTATAACATTTAACTTTTTACCTTTATAAACTTTATCATAGAAGTTAGGTTCACTCCAAGGTGATAAATTATTTACATAATTTGTATCAATATAATTGTAAACACCAATCGCATCAATACCAGAAATTGTTTTTCCAGAATATAGATTGTTATCTGAGTATTCATTATAATATGTACTTTCAAATGTAGAGTTATCTACAGTAGAAATAATTAAAATAGCATTCTTTTTAGTACCAACAACTACAAACGTTTGATTTATATTTGTAAATTCTAATATACTTTGATTAAATACAATTAAAGTTCCAACTGGAAACTTAGCTTCAAAATTAACACCATATATCCACTTAGAATAAAAGTCTGGATCATTATTAACAGGCTCTATTTTAGTTATTTGTTGTTGAGATGAATTAGTACATCCATAATAATGAAGTCCATATTCATTAAATAATTGAAATTTATTAGTTCCTAAATCACCTGGTGATTCAAATTCAAATTCAGGTATTCTCTCTAATGTATAAAGAGCAAATGTTTTAAAAGTATCGTTTGAATTTTCATCAAATAGAATATCTCCTTGGAATAGTTGAGTTGTATCATCATATCTAAAGTTTAGAGCATCCCCTTGTTTATTAAAGAAATATAAGTTTTCGTGACTAGACATTTAATTTTATTGAGTTTTGATTATATATTAAATTTTGAGTTCTTGATAATTAATATATAACTAAAAATAATTTCATAATATGAAATACTTAAAACTATTTGAAAGATTCTCAACATTTGAACATGATTTTGACCAATTCAAAATTAAAGTAGTTGATGCAAGTCCAAATAACTATGATGGTGGAATACAAGTAGATTCTGCAACTATTACTTGTGATGGAAAAGAATACTACTTTGAATTACATACACCAGTAGGTGGTAGAGGTGAAGTACATGTAAAATATTTAGGTGGTGATGATGAAGAGTTTATTAATCATTTTGGATTAGAAGAAGATACATTTATTGATGAGAGTGAATTAAGTGAATTTCTACAAGTAAATTCACCTGATTGTGTTGGATATGATACAGAGATTGATGGTTATGAAATGGAAATTACTGATTTTAATCATGATGGTGGAATGGAATTAGGAACTATAGAAACAATTATAAATGGTGAGGAAATTCAATTTGAGATGATACAAGATGCTACTGCAGGTTTTGGATTTGGAGTTGAGTTTAACAGTGATGAAGATGAAGAAAAAGCAAAGAAGATAGGATTTGAACTTACTGATGAACTAAGAGAGTACTTATTCAATGAATATGATAGAATATGTGCAGAAAAAAGATAAAAAAATAATAGAAAATATGAAATATTTAAAACTATTTGAAACATTCTCTGGTAGAATATCAGAAAATCTACAATATCACATTGATAATAATAAACCTATTGTAGAAAATGTATTTAGACCTGGTTCTAATCAATACTTTAACTTAATTAAAGAAGCGAGACAATTATTTGACGCAAATCAAATTGAATTATCTGAATTAGATACTGAATTATTTGAATCAACTGATATAGGTCGATTTGCCGAATATGAGGGTGTTACAGTTCCATTAGATTTACCAATGGAAGTTATTGAAGAATTAAATGAGGCCGAATATAAAGGTAGAGAAGTTAAGTTAAATTATCCAATGAGAGGTGGTACTAAGAAATATCATGTTTTTGTTAAAAATCCTAAAACGGGAAATGTTAAAAAGATCGCATTTGGTGATGTACACGGTGGCTTAACTGCTAAAGTAAGTAATCCTAAGGCAAGAAGTTCTTTTGCAGCAAGACATAAGTGTTCAACTAAAAAAGATAGAACTAAAGCTGGTTATTGGGCATGTAGAATTAATAAATATGGACATCTATTTGGAGGTAAGACATATCCTGGTTATTGGTAAAAAGTCATATATTTTTACTAATATATAGTATATGGAAATATACAAAATAACAAATTTAATAAACAATAAAGTTTATATAGGTAAAGATGCAACAAGTGATAAAAATTATTATGGTTCTGGAGTTTACATAAAAAAGGCAATACTTAAATATGGTAAAAGTAATTTTACCAAAGAAGTAATTGACAAATGTGATAATTATGAAGAACTATCAATTAAAGAAAAATATTGGATAAGTTTTTATAAAAAAAGTGGGAATCTTTATAATCTAACTGATGGTGGTGATGGTGGTGACACTTGGTCAAATAATCCCAATATACAAAATCTAAAGGAAAAATATTACAAACCTATATTAATAGATGATATAGAATATCCATCTATAAAAAATGCAGCAGAATCTCTTAATATAGAAAGAACATTATTAAAACATAGATTAAAATCTTATAACTTTGAAAACTATCTTTATAAAGATAATGATATAAATATTAAAAATAATAAATTTATAGATAAAATTGAATCATCAAGAAAGAAAATCTCTATAGATGGTATTATATACAATTCAATAAGTGAAGCTTGTAAGAAACTAAATAAAAGACATGATTATATTCTATGGAGGTTACAATCTACATCCTATATAGATTGGATATACTTATACAATCATGATAGTAATAAAGAAATTGAAACAGGACCAATTAAAAAGAAAAAAGTATCTATAAATGGTATAATATATGAATCTATTTCCAGTGCAGTAATTGGTTCTGGTATTGACAGACAAGTTATGAGATACAGATTAAAATCAAAAAATTATCCTGAATATTTTTATATATAGAATATGAGATACTTAAAGACATACGAGAATTTTTCAGAAGTAAATATATTAGAGGGTATTGATAGTAATGATATATCTAACTTTACTATGATATTCAATTCATTATATGAAAGTCATTTAACTATAAATGAGAAAATACTAATAGACTCTAACTATGGTATGATAAATGAATCCTGGTTTTCTGATTTAGTAGATAAAGGTAAGAGAGGAGTTTTAGCAGTAAAATCTAAAGCAGGTGAACTATTAGTTGATTTAGCAAAAAAAGCAAAAGATGTATTAGATTTTGCAAAATCACTAGCAGGACAAATTGGTAATTATGTTAAGACACAATTTTTATCAATGGAACAGAAAATAAAAGAACATGCGTTAAAAGATAGCGGGTTTATAGAACCATTAATTGAATTTATAGAAAATAAAAAACTAATTAAACTAAAATCTTATATAACTAGTATATCAGAATTACTAAAATATATAGCATCAGGTCAAATTATAACAGATTTAGTGACTAGATTATCAGAAACATTTTCAGGTGTATTAAACTTAGGAACTAACGAAGGGCTTATTTATTTAGATGATAATTTTTTATTAGAGGATAATGGCGAAGAAGAAAAAAAATCATTTTTACAAAGATTAGGTGAGAAAATAATGACTTATCCACCATTTAATTGGATTCCAAAAATCGAGGATTTAATGAAACAAGGAATAAGTAAACTATCACAACTAATGGATAAATTTTTCGGTTGGTTGACAACAGGTAAATCAGAATCTATGAGTAGATTTGGAAAATCTTTCGTATTTCTATTTCAAATATTGGAGTTATACATTTTTTATAAAGTTTTAGGTAGTATAGCAAAATTTAAAGATTTTGTCTCAAAGGCAAGTGGTTTTGATGAACTAACTAACTCAATACAAGATAAATCGATGGATGAAGTTTGGAAAATGGTAGGATTTAATGGAGAAGATATTACAAAAGGTATAAAAGCCGCAGTTATGAAAATACCATACGTTGGTTCAATACTAAATGTATTAGACACATTGGTAATATCTGTGGGTATCTATATGATAGTAAAACCAAAGCTTGATGCAATAAAAATAACATAATAGAATGAAATACTTAAAAGAATACAAAATATTTGAATCTATAGAAGAAAAGTTATATCATGGTAATAGAAAAGGAGATTTTCCACCAAAGAGAAAAAGATTTGCAGGTGCTATATTTTTAACAAGTAATTTAGACTTTGCAAAAAACTTTGCAGGATTCGATGAAAGAGAACAATTTCCAGAAGGTGCCGTTTGGGAAATAAAAATAAAGTCAAATCTAAAAATATGTGATCCGATGCAAGTAAAGACAATGAAAGAGTTAGAACTTAAATCAATATTACAAAAAATGATAGATGATAAATATGAAGATCCTACAAATGGTAAAAAATTTATAGCAAATAGAGGTAAAGGATTCAAAGGATTTGATTATGATACCGAAAAGGAATTTGATTTAGAAGATGTTTCACAAACTGTTTATAACTATCTTTGGCTAATAAAGAATGGTTCTTGGCAAATAATAGAATGTGATCCAATTATAACTCAAATAAAGTCAAAAGGATATGATGGATTTATGGTTGCAGAAAGAGGTTCTAAAAATGTGGCAATATTTGATGAGTCTTCGATTGAAAAATTTAATAAGATTTTATAATGTTACCGTTTAAAGAAGAAATAGTGTCCGATAATGTATTTATAAGAGAATTTAAACAAGATACCGACTCTGGTGAGTTTATATGGCATCGTGATAGAGAAGATAGAATAATTGAATCTATTGGTGAAACAGATTGGATGATACAATTAGATGATGAATTACCAAAAATTATTCAAGGTGAAGTTTTTATACCAATGGGAGTTTATCACAGAGTTATAAAAGGAACTGGAGACTTAAAAATAAAACTAATAAAAAACCCTATTATTATCTAATAGGATTTTTGTAATTTAACTCGTGGTTAAATCTTTTACTTATAAAATCATTTAGTTCTATACATTTCTCAAACTTCTCTTGTTGTTCAAGTTCTCTTACAATTCCTTGTAAATAATCTTTTGTATAAACTTTTAAATTACGATTGTATAGTATACCATTTGTAATTCTTTCAAATACTTTTTCTGCTCTCATTTTTAATCTTTTTTAGAACTATAGTTCTCATTATAAATTCTAATAACCTCATCATATTCAGTTACTACTCCTTCTCTAAAAGTATCATTGTCATACTTTTGTTTGTTTATATACTCTTTTATATAATCTGCGTAATCAAGTTGTATAGAAATGTCTAATTTTTCTTCATCAAACTCTTCATCAGGTGTTGAATCAACTGCCTCATCAACTTTAGTAACTATATCATCAATATAATCTACAGAAGAGAATCCACTATTTTCTAATAGAACTTCTAACTTTCTTCTTAACTTTCTATTACTAATAAGTAAATTGTTTGAAATAGATAAATCAATATAATCTTTTGAGTTTCTCAAAGCATCTAATCCATCAACATCAGTCTCTGAAATAACATTATATTTTCTGAATACCGGTGAATATGTATTTGGTATAAAAGTTACTTCATCATCAGACAAATCTAACATTGTTATTCCCTTTTGATCACCATAATCATTTCTATCCATTTGATATAAAGACCCTATAAACGTGAAATTACTATTCTCCTGGCGAATGTGTATATGACCAGAGAAAGCTCTCTTATATGACTTAAAATCTTCTACATCAATCTTATCGGCATTTCTATGTGCAACTGAATTAAGGTGCATCTTACAACCATTCAAATCAGAGTGACACATTAGATAATCTCCTTGATTAGTTCTAATTTCATTTACCATATCTAATCGTTTCTCAACCCAAGGCATTAAAACGATTCTTTGACCACCTAAATCTAGTGTCGTTGTTTCTTCATATACGGTAATGTTATCAATATAACCATATAATCTAACAGAGTTTACTTCATTAGATCCTTTGTTCCAAAGATCGTGGTTACCAACCATTATATGTATTGGTAGAATTTGAGCCAATTCTCTGAGTATTTTTTCTACTTTATTTAAAACAATAATAGGTAAACTAGTTCTATTATCGAATAAATCTCCGAGATGTATTAGAACATCTCCTTCTTTTACATTTTCTTTTAAGTAAGGGATTACAAAGTCGTAAAATGTTGACTCCATCATATTCAACCATTTATCTAAATTATTAAGATAAATACCGAAATGAGTGTCAGTTATCATAAAAACTCTCATTAATAAAAATTCTTTTTTATTTATATCATTTTTATCAGTAAAGTTAGAAAAAAATCACTTTTTTATTATAATATATACATCATAGAGAATACAAAAAAAATAATATATAATTTAATAATTTGTTATTCAAGTTAAACAAAAAATAATTAAAAAAGACATGCCATTACCTCACTTTACCCAATTACAAGGAGTAGGTTCACCTGGGGGGCCAGGTACACTACCAGATGAAGTAGTATATTTAAACCTATTTGAGATAACATTTATATTACCTGTTATCTTACAAGCACAAGGTAGAGACCCGATCTTGTTGTTACAAAATGCAACTAAAGTTTCTTTAAACTTAACTGAGTTTGAAGGTGTTGCTACTAAACAACAAAGGTTCAAATACTCTACAAGAGAGTTCGTTACAACTCCTACCAAAACTTCTGGTACTATACAAATTCCGGTCCAAGTGAATGTTAATCAACAAGGATCTATGGAGAATTGGAATACAATGAAAGCTTGGTATGACTTAGTATTTAACTCTCAAAATGGTGCTCTTCACTATAAAAGTGATATTATCGGTACTATTATTGTTAATCAACACGATAAAAAAGGTGTTGTTTTGAGAAGAGTAACGTTCCAGAACTGTCAAATAACTAAATTACAAGGTTATGACTTAGACTGGTCACAAAATAACATCATTGAAACTGTATTAGCAGATTTCACATATGATTACTTTATTGACGAGTACATTGATAACAACTTTACAATCAGCCCACCGTTGGTTTCAGGTTATTAATAATAACTTTATAAAAATAAAAAACTCATCTTTCGATGAGTTTTTTTTATTTTAGAATTTTGGCATTTGCATATTGTTTGTCATATTCTGAGCATTTCTCATCATAGAACTCGTATCTGGCATCGAACCTCTTTGAGATTCCTCGTCTTTTTTCTTATTATTGTCTTCTTCTTCAAGAATTTCATTAACTAATTTAATGTTTTCTTCAAGCATCCAAAATGGCCACAAATCCATAGCAGCTTCTTGTGTATGGAAGTGTTTTTGAAGTAATAATTTATTCTTTAATATATGCTTCAAAGGCATCATGAATAACGAAAATACCTGACGTTCCGTTGGGAAACTGCATGTCTGTGGTAACCTCCTCACCACATGCACAAACCTTACCTAATTTTTCAATTCCAAAAGTCATTTTACCAATTGCTGCATTTAAGAACTGGAATGAAATATCATCCATTTGTTCAAATTCTACAAGTTTAGCTTTAATACCATCCATTGTAATAGATGTTCTTCCATTTAACATAAAAGGAATAATCTTTAAGAATGATAAGTTAGGAGCTTTCTTTTCATTATTTTCTTTAATGATATAATCAGTAAATGCTTTTTGTAATCCAATATTTGGAGGAGTAACTTCAAATTGACCACCATTAATAGTTTTAAATGAGAATGAATTTGATGCAGGAGAATAGAATCTATCCAACTTCTCATCAATTTTATGAAATCTAAAATTATCTCTTTTTAACTCAATTGCAACATCTTGACCACAAGTACATTTTGCATTAGCTGATAATGAATTACCTTGTTGGAATGTTAGTTCTCTAATTAAGAAAATTAGATAAATTCGATCTTGGTCTTTTACTTCTAAAAAAGAACCTACTCTACCATCACTATATTTAATTCTAACACATGCTTGTAACATATCATTCATTTTTTCAACAACATCATAAAAGTTATTGTCATCAACCATTGAATAAGCTTGAATTTCTCTAACTTGTGCAGCTCTAACCATAAACATGGTTCCAACAGGATAGAATTTTCCACAAGGAAAATCTCTAACATCAAAAGTTAAATACTGTAAGTCACTTGTTCTATTACTTTCAATAACAGGTTCTGCTACAGTATCTGAAAAAGTATTTGTATTTTTTTTACCAGCTTCTAAATCACCTAAATGTCTCATTAAGTAATCTTCTTCACTCATATCTTTATTTTTATCCGACATAATTAATTATTATTTTTTATTTATATATTGATACAATCAATGTCTCTATTATATTAAATAATAACAAATTGGTTTAAAATAAAAAACCCTATATTTCTATAGGGTTTTTTGTTATTTATTTCAGTGATTATGCGTTGATGAAACCACCAGCTGCAATAGCACCAGTTCTTAAAATTGTAACATTGTTTACAATGATACCCATACCTTTGATTGGTTCTACATAAGTATCAAGAACTCCAATTTGACTATCGATAATATCAGGTGTATTATTCTCATCATCCATTTTGTTGAAGTAATTAAATAAACCATTTTTGTTTACATAAGTCTCACAAATAACGTCAGCTCTTAATTTAATTTCTGCTCTAACATCAGGAGTATTAAATTTCCATTGGTAATCAAGTAACATAGCAGCAAGTTCTCTTTCTAACTCAACCAATACTTCTCTCACGTGGATTAAAGATAATGCTGATTTATAGATTGTTAATGCTGTGTTTTCTGTCTCAATTACATATCCTCTGTTTCTTTTCAATACAATTGGATTCATTTGTGCTTGATTTAAGAATTCAATATCTGTTGGATTAAAGTCGTGCTCAACACCAGCAATATTAGTAACTCTACCATTTGTAACACCAGCAGCAATTGTCCAAGGTGTAATATTACTTACAATAGAAGTATGTTTTCTCATATAAGTTGTTGCAACATATGCAGCAGGTGGGAAATCTAATGGTCTACCATTGTCATTTACTGTTACATAAGGAGTGAAATAACCTACTGTTGATACTCCATTTCCATCACCGAATGAGTAAAGGAATGCAGGATTACTTTCTGGATCACCACCTTTAGCAACAAACTCTAATTGTAATACACCTTCAGAGTTTACAAAACTTGGAGAAGATGAATTTTTGAATGATTTTAATGACGGCATATTGATGAAACCAAATACATTCAATCTCTCACCACAAATATCTACTAATTGTTGTTTTGATCTCTCAGTTAAACCTAAACCAAATCCATCAACTAAGTATCTAAAGTCAAATGCTTCTTTGTTGATTAAAGCTTTGAACAATGGTGTTCCTTTTGCAACCAAGTTTAAGATTTGATTTTGTTTAGTTTCTGTACCATCAGGTAAAGAAGCTTGTCTAACTCTAAATCCTTTTAATGAAATACCTTTATAAGTAGTTGTGTATTGGTCTACACTTGAATATCTTGTTGTTTGATAATCCTCACCACCATTTGCATTAGTATATGGTGTTTTTAAGATTTTTGAATCACAAGTAATCTCAGTTAAACTAGTATCACCTGAATATTGTCTCTTACTTAAAATTCTAGTATAGTTTCTTAAATTTGTTTGTCCTAATGCAGGAGTAAAATCACTATTATCTGCCAATAAGAAATCACCAACTTTTACTTCAGTATATCTCGATCCATCTATTAATACTTTGTTAGGTAATTCAGTATATCCAGCAGGTCTTTCAATTTCAACCGTTTGTTTTAAATTACTTAACTCAGATTGAACATTGAATGTATAGTTAGCAACTGGTTCAATTGAATTAATTGTTATTAAATCACTATCAGTGAATGAAACTTCTAATGTATCATCCAAATCTACAAACATATTTAAGTAAGACTTCATTGCAGAAGTTTCTAATGTATTATACATCATAGTTACATCTGTTAGTTGTTCATAAGTAACATTTTGAGAAACTGGATAAGCAAAGAAATTACCAACAGTGAATCCTAAAGCATCTGCTAATGCAGAAGGACTTAAAGAAGTATTTGGAGTATCTTGACTTATTGTTAAAGCAGTAGTATTATTTACTGATGCAGGAAATAAAATCTGATCTAATACTTGTAAGTCTAAAGTAGTTGCAGCAGTTGATGCATTAACACTTGGAGTCTCAAATACAACATAGTTATATCCCGCGTAAGGACTTGTAGTATTGATTATTGTAGGATCAGGACTTGCCTCACCATTAATAAATGTAACATTTATAGTAGTTGTAAAATTACCACCTGCATCTACAAAGTCATTTAATGTATCTTTATCTGCAGTAGTTAATAATCTATTTGCATAGAAATAATCACGATTACTAATTAAACCATTAAAGTATTTTTGGTAGAAATTTGAGTATTTACCAACAACACCAACATTAGTATTTGCAGGTTCATCTTGAGTAAGTAATTTGTCAGTACCTAAAATAAACTCATTATCGTTTTTATAGATTTTAAATACACCACCATTTGATCCGGAAATATAAGAAACATTAGATAATCCAGTTTTTAATACCAAAGATTTATTTTGTGTTGTAGAAGTTACTACTTCAGTAACTGTCATAGTTGATAAACTTTTCTTAACTTCTTTACCAGAACCATCTACACTAATAGCCATAGTTGCCTGATCTTTATTAGCACCCAAAAACTCAGTAATTTTATTAAACATTTTAAGTTTTCTAAATTGTGTATAGTTTTTAACATCAGAACCCGCAGTTCCCCAGAAAACTAATCTAACATCACCTTGTGAATAACCAACCTCGTTACTTAAATCATAAACATAATAATCATGTACTATTGAGTTAGTACCATAAGTTAAATCTTGGTATGGAGTCGTACCTGCTTGGAAATATACGTCATCTCCATAACCAGGAATAATATATTCTTCCAAAGAAGGATCTGATGCAATAGTAATTTCTTGAAATGATGCGGTTCCAGAGAAGCCACCGTTTATAACATTATACGAAATATAACCTAATACTATATCAGATGTTGATACACTTGGTCTAACATTTGTAGTGTAACTAGTAACACTAGAGATAACTCCACTTGTATTTAATGTGAATACAGTTGAATAAGTTGCAACAGAAGCAGAGTATATAAAATCTGAAGATTTAACATTAAATGAGTATGTACCATATGTAACAGGAACATACTGACCACCAATAATCGCATAAGGAGCTATATCATAACCACTATCAACAAAATTAGTTGAAGTATATTTAACATTTAATATAGACGCAGTACCAGAACCCGTTTTTGTATGATTAAAATGTCCATCTGTATCCGAATTAGAACCAGTAACAAGATTAACACCAACTACAGCACCTTCTGTAAACCAAGCAGTTCTATTAGAGTGATGAACAACAATACCTGAAGTTTTTGGATCACCAAACGCGTGTGGCATCTGACCTTGAAGACCACTATTAGTATTTGAAACAGTACCAAATAATGCCACAACGTTTCCTGGTAAATCCAAAGGAGTTGCAGTAAATGGAACTGATTCAACAATAGTTTCTTTATATGATAAGAAATCAATTTCTTTTTGTTCTGTACCAACTAAAGTACCACCAATAAGGTCAACTAAACCTGTGTAGTAATCTTCTTCTACTAAGTCTGCATTAAATGCACAGTATAAACCTGTAGTATCAGTACCTCTATTAATTGTAGTTTCAATGAAGATATTTCTTCCTTCTAAATCTCTAAAGTAAGGAATTAATGATAATCCTTCATAGTATGCTAACAAAGTAACATTTCTGTCATTTGCAAAGTTTCTTAATTCGCCTTTAATTAAACCATCAGAATTAAAATATTGACCCCATCTGTTATCAACAGCTAAGTTTCTGTAATCTGACCAGTCACCTGCGATTACAACAACATCAACCATATAGTCTGATGCATAATCTGATGCATTAACATAGGTTGGCATCTTTTCGATAGAACCATACCATTCAAGTAATGTTCTATCAAATCCACTAACTTGTGTTTTAACAGCAAATACCGTAATGTATCTGTCTGATAAGTTAGTAAAACTTAAAGCTCTTTCTGCGTAACCAGAGTTATTTTTTGTTAGATTAATGAAAGCTTCAGTATCTCTCTTCCAGAAACCAGTTGTATCAAAGAATCTTCTATAAGGACCTTCTCTTTTAATATCATTAAGATAACGTGTAGAAGAAGATATTGATTTATACTCAATAACATCTAATGTATCATCTGTTAGTAACACGTTCATCGCAAAAACGGGAGATGATTCTAACATTTTAGAAACAGTTCTGTGGAAAAAAGATCCTTTTCTTTCCAAGTTTCTATCTAACTGACCAAAAACCGTTTCTAAGTCATTAACAGTTGTTAATCTAATCGGTGTATTAACAGGTCCTTTTTTAGAAACTCCTATTACAAGGTTAGTTATTCCTTCTACTGTAGGTGTGCTGAATACTGACTTGTCAATTTCTTCGATGAAGATACCAGGTCTTTTGTATTTTCCAATTTGAATTGCCATATTTTTATTTTAATTTTTTAGTTTAATGTATATATTAAAAGAAAAAAATCATATTTTTTCTATTTTTGATTAACATTAGATATTTTTGTGATATTTTCCTTCATATCTTTTTCTATTTTAGCCAAATTATCTTTGTGTTTCTTTTCAGCGAACGTAAAATCAGTTTGTGTTTTAGTAACTTTCTTTACCAACTCTTGAATCTTTGCATTAACTGCTTGTTTTGTACTAGCATCCGTTGACAATCTCAGTTCTTCCTGATAATTTTTATTTTCTTGTTCCATTTTTAATAAATCACTCTGCATTCTAGCCAAAGTTGAATATTCAACAAGAAATGGATTTCTATCTGGTCCATTTTGAACTGCTTGATCTCCTAATATTCTAACTAATTCTCTTTCTAACTGTGCAGAATCTTTAATACTTTTATAAAGATTGTCAATTAGAGGTCTTTTAGTTTTATATTCAGTAAGTTGTTTACTAAGAGTTTCTATACTTTGTTTATTCATCTTAATATCAACCGGGTCAGTTTCCTGAATTGGAATAACATCTGCTTCTAAAAATAATTTATAGTTTTTTAAGTGTTTCATTACGATTTTTTAATTTGAATACCAGATTTAGAATTAACTGTTGTTTTACAAGGTTTATTACCTGCTTGTAAAATAAGATTAGCTAATTTTGGTTCAGTAGTATCATCAATAGTATAAATCTTTTTATTTTCTGTATAAACTAACCAATAAATCTCAGAAATACCTTTAAATACAGGTGAAGTTACTGTACCATCATTATCAACTGAAGAAACAGTTATTGTATTATTTGGTTTGAAAATGTTATCAAACTCATTTACCTTAACCATAGTATATTTAGGAGCTAGTGTACCATCATTTGCCAAATTCACAGGAAATGTTCCTTTGAGTATATCTTTTTGAGTTCCATTCATTCTATTCAAGTACTTATTTTTATAATAATTAATTAAGGTATATGACATATAAACATTACCACCTGAAACTTCATGAATTAAAAATGTTCTTTGTTTAACTACATCATCTTCGTTTTTATAAGTAATTGTAAAAATTGTATTCTCTTTTAAATCAACTCCTTTAAGAGCAGGATTAATTTTACCTAATTCTAAACTCAATTTCTGTTTAGAATTTTCTAATGTAGCAGCATCAGTAAGATCCTTCTCATCTAATGTTGCCATGGCACCCTCACCGTTTTTAGTTACTGCACCTTCTCCAAAATATGAATCAACAAATACTGCAACTTTACCTCTTTCAGATCCACTTTTATACAACTTCTCACCATCTAATATGTCATTTATAAATCTATTAAAGTTAATACCAGCATTATCTTTAATTTCCCAATCATCTGCTTTAGCAGGATTAGGATTAGGTACAGTTGGTAATCTTAATTTAGCATTCTTAGTAAAGAAAACTTGATACTTACGATTTTTTCTTATTTCATTAACACCTTCTTCCCAAGCATCAAATAATTTATTATTTCTATAAGGACCATTTCTACCACTATCACCACTCTCACTGGAGTTACCACCAAATGAAGTATATTCAGATAATGTATTTGTATCAACCTTCTCACTTCTTTTTGTAATTGTTTGAACTGTATATAATTTATAAGCTTTGATAAAAAGATTCATTATTTCAATAATAGGATCCATACTCATAATCACTTCACCACCCTCTTTCTTCTTAGCTTCTAATTCTTCTCTTAATTTAGCAATCTCTTCGTCAGTTGCAGTAAATGCTCTAACTTCTATACAAGTTTGATTGAAAAACTCTAAGATTTTTTTACTTTGATCACCACCTTCTTTACCTTGTGCATCATCACCTTCTTTACCTTGTGCATCACCACTTGCAGTACCACCTTGAGGAGCAGTAGTCGTACCAGGATTAGAATTTGGTGTACCGGAAGGTAATATATTCTTTGCTTCTAAAAATGAAGAGTAATTAAATAAAGATTCCTTTTTAGCAGTAACTATAGGTACTTTATTTATCTCTAGTAAAGTAGTTACAAATGTCTGTAAAGGAACTTTTAAATCTCCTAAACCACCATATAAATTTTCTTTCTGAAATTGAAGAGCTCTTTTTGAAAATCTAGCAATTTTTTCAGCAATAATAACAATCTTATTTTTATCATTTAAAATTTCAATACCCTCGTTATAAAGTTTATCTTTTTCTTGTATTGTTGCTTTCTTATCACCAACCAAATATCTATTTACTTCATTATAAAGATTTTTTATAAGTTTTTTATTATCAGTATTATTTGAATTTGTTGCAATATCATTTATTAAAGTATAATCAACCGCTATACCTTTTTCTTTAGGTGAAATTAACACCTCAATATCCTTTTTCAATTTATTGAATGCTTGTGTTAAGTGATCTTCACCAACAACAGTTTTACCTCTATTTGCAGAACCACCAGTACCAAATGAATCAGCTGCCTCCATAAGAAGAACCATTCCAGAAGGAAGTGATTGATCATCTTTTGCATATGTACTTAGTTTAGGGTTTTTACTTCTAATAGTAGCAATATCTAATTTTTTAGGATTTTTAGTATTATCACTTTGAATTAGATTTAATTTATCACCATTTTTAGTAATATATGTTACTTTTGGTTTACCAGTTGCACCAGTTGATGCACCAGTATTAACTTTTTTATAGTTAGCCAAAATTAAAGCAAGTGCTTTTAAATTCTTAACCATTAAACCATAACTGTTTGCAACCACATCTGCATCACCAGAACCACTTTCAGAATTCTCTCCACTATCATCACCAGAACCTTCTTCATCTTTAAATTGATTTAAAAACTCTCTAAATTTTTTAAGTTCCTCTAATAAAACATCTTTCTTATCTAAATCCTTTACATTATTAACCGCATTGATTGCGCCGTCTGTTAGTCCAATTAATTCAGCTACTGGACGTCCATTCTCAACCGCAAATATCAACTCTTTAAAGAAAGAAGAAAGTGTTATTCTAAGAAATAGTAATTGACTATCATCACCTAATGAAAAAACAGTAGATTGATCTACAAGATAATCAAATTGTTCTTGTAACCTTTCTATTAATTTTTTAATTTGCCCAACTTTTCTAGCAATTCTTGCTTTTCTAATAATATGATTAATCAAACGACCTAATAAAGAGTCATTCCAGCCAACGTCATTTGCAAATGGTCCACTGTTAAATTCGGCTTCTTCGTTTATTGACTTGATTTTATTTATAGAGTTAGAGTTTTTTTCTCTAAGAAAATCCTCTCTTTTATTCAAATATCTCATTATGATATAAAAAATTTTTTAGTATATATATAAAATAATAAGTATCAATTTTTGATATTTTAAAAATTATCAGTATATTTGTAAAAATAAAATAGAGTATGAGTTTATTTAATATTAATAAAGTAATCTGTCTTAACTTAAAGGCAATGGATCAAAGACAACTATTTATAGCATCAACTACACTTTCAATAGATTTTGAAATTCTTTTAAAATACAAGAATCAACGTTGCTTAAAATTATGGATTTGTCAAGAAACTGGTATAACTGTAGCAGTTGAACAACAAGATATAAATAAATTTACAGGTGAGCTACTTGATAAAGAGTTTTTCTTCTTCCCTGAAGTATGTCCTGTAACAAAAAAAGAGTATGATAGAGTAACTAAGATGAGACCTATAGTTATTCCCAAAGTATCCAAGAATGATGATACTTTAAACTCTTATTTATTCTATATTGAAAAAGGATATGACATAAAAATGCCTTCTTTAGATAGAAAGATTGAACATATAAGAAATAACCAAGAAAAAAATACAGAGGTTGAACAAAATAAAATAGTTACCGAGGTTAAATCCAAAACTAAAAAACAAGTTAGTTTAGAAATCGATACAATCTTAGATAAAATAAATGAAAGTGGTGTAGAATCACTATCAAAACAAGAAAAGGATTTTTTAGATAAAATATCTAAATCAAAAACCAGGTAAATCACCTGGTTTTTTTTATATATACTCATATGAAAAACTTAAAATTATATGAGAACTTCTCTGGTAAAATAAAATATACTAAACTCGAAGATCTTGATACTCAAGAAGTTGTTGAGTTAGTTGGTATTTTATTTGAATTAAAACCTTCTTTACCAGATGATTTTCCAAAAAAAGATTTATCACAACTAATAAGAAATGAAGTATCTTATTTATCAGATGATGATAGGTTTAACATTTTAGTTGGATTTAGTGAAAATGATATTTATGTAAATAAAGAAGGTGAATTAGTTACAGGTAAATACAAAACTATATTTAAAATAAATATCAGTAGAACTGAGAAAGAAAGTTTTAAATTATCAGAAGTTAAAGAATATATTCTTTTAACATCACAATTAGTTGAGAAAACCTATGATAAAGTTAAAATGTTAATTAAAATAAAAGAAGAAAAATTATCAATAGAAGATTTTGAAGGATTACCAGATAATGATGAAGTTGATGATATAACATTTCTTATAAAAATATACTAAATGTTATTTTTAAACTATTATAAAAAACCGAGAACTATCTCGGTTTTTTCATTTATTTTATTTTTTTTCAAAGTCAAATCTTCATTTTTGAGGAAAATTTAGAGAAAAAGAAAAAGAATGTCAGACATCAAAAAATATATATACTTGTAAAAAGATTATTCAAAATGGGAATTAAAGAATTTAAGTATAACGATAAATCTATCACAACAAAATCAGAAATTTTAAAGAAATTAAAAGAACTGGGATTCAATTGGCTAATTGATTCTGAGGTTGAAGATGCTATTGTAGAAATTAAGAAAGATACTTTAATTTGGCACGAAGGTATTTATAAATTTGGTAATTGGAAATACGGCATATTTAAAAATGGTGGATTCTATGGAACGTGGGAGAATGGTATTTGGGAGAAAGGAGTCTTCAAAGGAACTTGGAAGAGTGGGTTAAACAAACCTATCTAGATAAAAATAATTAATTACTATGAAAAGAAAAAGAACTTTACTGAAAGAAATTGGAACTAAAATTATTTATGACAATAACACAATTATAATAAGCAGAGAAGGAAATGAATGGTTCTTTGAAATAGGAAAGGAGTTAACGACAGATTTAGGTGAGGCAGTTTCATTATTATTAAGAAGTTGCGATGCAAATGATCCAATTTGGCAACTAGAAATTAGAGATATAGATACAGATAATGTATCACCAGAAAAAAGCTTATACTGGTTATCAGGTGGTGAAAGAGAATGGAAAACATTAGAACATTATAACAGACCTTGGTGTGATTGTTATTTAGAGTTTCAAGAAGAGTTTGGATTTTTAGTAATGAGTATTATTAATAGATCTAAAACATTAGAGGAAATGAGAAAACACTTTATAGAATACTTAAACTTACCAGTATTATATGATTTTGCACTAAGTAGAAAATTATTAAGATAAAAAATTAAAAACCTATCACAAAAGATAGGTTTTTTTTATTTATATATAGTAATATGAACGCACAATTCTTCGACCTAAATAGTTTAATTACTATGAATAGTAAAGTTTGGATAGTTAATAAACTAAATCCTAATAAACCTTTATTAAGAATTTCTAAATCAGAGTTTAACCTTTTAAGAAAAGGTGTTTATAGAAAAGATAATATCAAATTTGATATGGCAGGTGAATCATATTGGTTCAGTGAAGAACTTTTAAACAGAATTAAAATCAAAGCAAAAAATGCAAATGTTGATGTATCACAATTAGCTTTCTCAATGCAAGAGTTTATGAGCAAAGACATTATTGATAATGGAGATTTTACATTACATCTAGAAAATATAAGACATCTTAAAAATAGTCAAGATGATATTTATGTTATTTGTTCTAAAAATTCCAAAAGAAGTTATGAATCACTAATTGAGAAATTAGAAGAAAAACTATTAGACTTTGGTTTAAAAATAAAGAAATTCTACTTCATATCAGAAACATTCTATAACAGAGATAGAGACGATATAGTACACAAAAAAGTAAGATTGGTACTCCAACATATAATTGGATTAAAAACCGCTGATACGAAGTTTACAGAAGAAGAAATAACTAAATATGATGAGGTTTCTTTATACGATGATGACCTTAATACAATTAAATTAGCAAAAGGTATCAATGATGTACTTCAATTCTTAGTTAATAATAGTGATGATGAAATTAAAGATAAAGTAAAAGAAGTACTTAAAATGGAAGAGTGTGAATTGATTGTCAATCAAGTTACATTTAATAAAGTAAATACATTTATTACAACTAAAGTAGAGTTAAATCTAAATAAAATTATTAAAACGTTTGAAAGTTTCAAATATAAAAATAATAAATTATGAAATACTTAAAATTATACGAAGAGTTTGTTAACAAAGAAACTAAGGTAAACTTTGGAGAAGCTGAGCTTGAAATTAAAGAAATGTTTAGAATATTTAAAGAGTTAAAACAACTACCAAGTGAATTGATTGTTGATGGTGAGAAATTTACTATAGATAAATCTATCTTTAATCTTGATGAACCTAAAGAGTTTGAAACACAAGTAGATGATGTCAATGGCAATCACACAGATACTTCAAAGATTGGGCCAACTGCAGACGAAATTCTATCAATGAAAGAGTTGACAGTTAGTGGTAAAAAGGTAGATGCAAAACCTTATTACGATTTTATTAAATTTTGTAAGAAGGTATTTTGGAAAGGTCAGAAAGTTCAATTAGATAAAACAACAATTCAAAAGTTAGCGGATGATTCACAATCAATAGGTAGAGGTGAATTTTCAAATTTCATAAAAGATGCCAGTGAGTATCAAAGATTATCAAAAGCTTATGATAACACTATGACTTTCTTGAAAGAAAAAGGTGCAGAAGATAAATTTAATACTACTGGCTTATTTAGTAAGTACCCGGACATCAATAAAGAAGACTACAATGACGCAGTTCATTACTTTGACTACTATGGCAAATCTTATTTATTCTTTGAAGAACAAATAAAGAAAGGTGGTAAAATGCCAATAACATCAGCAATTGAAATTGAAGGAAAATGGTATATTGTTGGTGGTAATAGAAGAATGAGTTTTTATGTATTAAGTGGTATAGACCCAGTGATATGGCTTACTAAGCTTTAATAAACGAAAAAGACTAACATTTGTTAGTCTTTTTTTATTTATCATCTCTTTTAGTCATCGCATTTTTAATCAAATCATTTAGATCTCGATTATTAGTAACCAATCCCTCCGAAGATGTATCAGATTTTTCTGCTTCAGCTTGTTTAACTTCAGGGTTTTCAATTTCATTATAACCTAAGTCTTTTCTTAATGTTTTATAGAACTTCTCTAATTCCGTTCTTTGATTTGATAAAAACTTACCATTCTCTCTAATCTGACCAATTGTTTGATTGACAACTTCATGCATTCTTGCCGCATTATCACCATTATCAACTTGTCTCAATTGAGATAAGAAGTTTTTTCTAGTCATTTTTGATAAGAAAATTGCTTCAGCATAAACCATAGCATCCTCTCTCATCTTATTTCTAATATAAGAATGTTCTTTTAATTTTGGTATATCACTTAGATATAAATCAACCAATGATTCTAACACATCCATTGATTGTTGTGTAGCCACAGTTAAATCTGCATCATAATCATATATCTCAATCTCACCTAAATCAGGTAAATCTTCTGGCTTTGCTAAGTGTAGAGAAATGTCAAATTCCGAGTTTTCTGACTGGATTTGATCGAATTCATCCTGTAATCTAATTCTTTGTTCTTCACTTTTTGACATAAGTAAACGGTTTTTTACAATATATATAAAAAAAGTAAAGTCCAATTTATTATGGCAAAAGAAATAATAGAAAAACAGATGATATTTACTACCAGATTGGTAGATGAAGCATCAGATAAGATAAACGATGGTATAGTTATAAAAAGATACCAAAACCCTTGGTTAAAGTCTGAAGTGGGTCTAAGAAGGGCAGGGGTTTCATTTAGAATGTCTCCAGAAGAGCAGGAAGAATATATTAAGTGTGCATTAGATGTACACTACTTTACAGAACAGTATTGTAAAGTTAAAACTGAAGATGGTTCGATAAATCATATAAAATTAAGAGAGTATCAAAAAGAAATATTAGATAACTTTGTAAATAGTAGATTTAATATTTTGATGGCCAGTCGTCAAGTTGGTAAAACAATATCAGCATCAATCTTCATGTTGCATACAATCTTATTTAGTAATGATAAGAATATAATGATTGTTGCTAATAAGGGAGATACTGCAGTAGAGATTGTAGATAAAATTAAATCCATCTACTCACTATTACCTTTCTTCTTAAAACCAGGTATTAAAACATGGAATCAAAAATCACTAACATTTGAGAATGGTTGTAGAATAAAAACATCTGCAAGATCTAAAACACCAGCAATCGGTTTTACCATTGATGTACTTTATCTTGATGAGTTTGCACACATTCCTTCAAATATTATTGAACCTTACTATACGGCAGCTTATCCAACTGTATCCGCTGTACAAAATTCAAAGATTATTATTACATCAACACCAAATGGTATGAATTTATTCCATAAGTTACTAACAGATGCAGAAAGACCAGAAGGAGATCCGCTTAAAAATAACTATAAATCGATGAGGGTTTATTGGCATCAAGTACCAGGAAGATTTGTAACTTATTTAAGATTAAATAATCATAGATTATATGAACACGGTGTGACCAAAGAAGAGATTTTTGAAGGTATCAAACAAAGATATCCAGAAAAAATAACTAAAACTCATATGGGATTCAATTCAGATTTTCAAAAAGATATTATTTCAGTATTTAATAATGAACAATGTACTGATGAAGATGTTAAAAATTTAACTTTTATTGATTCAAAAGGATTTGAGGTTCCATTAAGAGCAATTGGAGAGATGACAACATGGAAAGAAGAAGCAGTAAAAGATATTGGTGGAGAAGATGCTTTTAATCAAGAATATGGTTTAAGATTTATCAACTCAAGTAAATCATTATTAAATGAAGCTATTATTGATAATCTTTTAAATAATAAAAAGAATTATAAATTTGAAGAGATATTTGAATTTGAATCAAAACTTAGATTTAGTTATAAAGATTTGAGATGGATTGATGATGATGATGTCTTTATACCAATGAACAGAAAAACTGAGAAGATTGTTATATCGGTCGATATATCTGAAGGACTAGGACAAGACTATTCTATTATGAATATATTTAAGATTGCTAAAAAAGATATGGATTTAATTGAATCTCAAAGAGCTGCATATAAATCAGTTACCGATTTTATTAGATTAGAACAAATTGGTTTATTTAGAAGTAACTTAATCTCAGTTAAACAATTAGCTGAAATTCTTTACATATTAGCATTTGAATATTTTAACCCTGATAATGTTAAGATTGTTTTAGAGCTAAATAACTACGGAAATACTTTATTAGCAGAGTTACCACATGTTTTTGATGGAAATAATCAATATGGATCATCTATTTTCTTTAGATATAAACATAGAGCAGATGCAACAGAAGAAAGAGTCGGTTTAAAAGTTGGTGAGAATAAGAATATGATGGTTAAAGATTATCAAGATTTAATGATTTCTAAAGGATTTACAATCAATAATGAGGAAACTGTTAGAGAAATAACAACATTTGTTAAACATACTACTACTGCAGGTAATACAAGATATGCTGCAGATGTTGGACATGACGACTGTGTAATGACTATTGTCAATGCAAGTAGTGTTTTTACAAAAAATGACTTTAAAGAAATGGTTGAAGACACATTACAAAAAGATCCTTCATTCAAAAGTTATGTTGAAGATTGTTTAAAAAACTTAGAATATACTGAAACCGTTGATTATTCTCAATTATTAAGTGTTAGAAGAAAGGTTTTAAATAGAAATAAAACTGTTAATGATGTTAATAGTACGGGTATAAACTGGTTTAATAGTGGTAGCAAATAAATGATTTTTTAATATATAAATTATGAGTTTAGAAGAAAAATATCCAGATATAGCAAAAGAATTTGACATATCCAAAAATAATATAACACCAGATAAAGTACACTCAGGTACACCAAAGAAATTTTGGTGGATATGTAATAAAGATCATTCTTGGATAACATCCGTAAGCAATAGAACATTTCAAAAAACAGGATGTCCTTACTGTAAAAGTAGATTGACAACCAAAGAGAATAATCTTTTATCAAAATATCCAGATATAGCAAAAGAATGGGATTATAATAAAAACAAACAAACACCTTATGAATTTCTACCATATTCTAACAAAAGAGTAAGTTGGATATGTAAATTTGGACACAAATGGGATTCAATAATTTCAAATAGAACTAGACAAAACTGTAATTGTCCAATATGTTATAAAAATGAATCATGGTGTGAAAATTATATATTTCAAATACTATCAAACTTTTTTAATGTTGAAAAAAGAATCAATCCTGAGATAGATATTTATTTGTCTGATCTAAATATAGGAATTGAATATGATGGATATTATCATAAATTCAGAGTAGATAATGATAACAAAAAAAATATTTGGGCAGTCAAAAATCTAAATATTTTAATAAGAGTAAGAGAGTCTTATTTACCAGAATTACCAAGTACTAAAAATATGATAATAATAAAACAGAAAGATTCAAGTAGATCGGAAGAGC